TACGTTAGTGGCGGGAGCCATTATGAGAGATAGATCAACTACAGATTCAAGCTCTTTAGCCCTTACGGGATTCTCCTCTCTCCACTCAGAATATGGCCCTATAATGCCTTTCTGTGCCATTTCGAGAACAGGAGCAACCCAATCGTTTTTCAACAGCTCCGCCGCTCCCTCTAAAACTCCATAGGCTCCGTCCATCACTACCTTTTCTATTGGATCAGGTGTAATTCCGGAAAGAACCGCTTTTCCAGCCCCTATTGCTACTTTACCAGCGGCTGGCAATACACCTTCAGTTATAGACCGTAGCCCTACTATGGGCGGAGCGGACTGATAATCAGCAAAGGGTGCTGTGCTTCCTTCCTTTAGAGTGTCCCACGCTTCCCCCATGTCCTTTTTAAGCCCAGTGCCTATTTCAGAATAAGTAGGCGGTTGATATCCTTGTGGGCCTACGCTTTCTTGCTCTGTTTCTAAGGCAGATTCATTAAATATAGCCTCTAGCTCTTGTTTTGTGGGAGGTGAATCCCCTGTAAGAAATAGCTCTTTCCCCGTATACGGATCTGTAACTTTGTATTTTGGCATTATATTTCCTCTACTACGAATCTACCCACTGTTGTCCCTGCACTATTTCCAGACGGAGGAGCAGCCGTTAAAGTCATTAGTTCAATCATCTGTTCATTTGTGACTGCTCCGGATTTAAGTATTTCAGCAGCTTTGTCTCTTTGCTCTACTGCAAATTTAGCTGTAGTTAAAAACTGTGTAATTACCCGTTTAATAGTCTCAGGCTCAAGAGCTATATTATTGGCAACAGCATCCATAGCTATTTGAGCATCTTTGTCGGATAATCCTGTTCCGGAACCCAAAGCTTTAATGAATATCGCCATTTCATAAAGCCTTCCTATTGTAAATTGCTGACTATCTACAATTTTTGAGGAATCATACTGTACACCTGTTACGGAAGCAAGTAATTTACCAACCCTATCAAAATCTAATTTTATTCCCGCAGCAAGGCCCGTATACATTTCATCTACTAATTTTAACGATTCTTCGTTTTGGTAGATACTTTTTTCGCCTTCTTTAGCTAATGCGTTTAACTCTTCAAAACTTTCCAGCCCCATCTCTATAAGCCGCTTAGACACTTCTCCTTTGGTGTCTAGCGCTTGAACAACTGTGCTTTTGCTGGGCGGTTGAGTAAGCCCCAAACTGCTTGCGTTGACCCACTGTTTTGCCCCTTCCACTTTTGCTATGAATGCGGGATTCTCAACAAGGCCCGTCTGTTTATTTACTCTAGCGGCTACTTCCTCCCCGTCTTTTCCGGTGAAGAATTTAAGATCGGCATGTTTTGCGGATAAAATAGAATCGGCTTGCTCCTGCGACATATTCCTAACGTCTGCCTGAGTATACAATCCGTTGTTACCTACCGTAATTCCAGCTTCTGAAAAGCGAACCAGCCTTGCCCCCAATTTATCCCCTTTGCTGACATTAGCAAGTTCCAAACTCCTAAGATGTTCACGAATATTTCTCTGGCTTGTCTCGTCCATAGTTAGCCAGCCAACTGCTATTTGTTCGGCAGTGGTTTCATCTCCAAAATCTCTAGCTGTTTTTATCAACGTCTTCTGTTCATTCTCCATACTCTTCATTACTTTAAGGTTTTTCTCTTCTTCAGCAACCTCAGCAAGTAATTTCTGTGCGGCTAATACTTGAGCTTGTTGTGCAATTGGGTCTTGAAGGAATTTCGCTTGAGCTAACATAGACATCGCTAAACCTTTCTTTGTACTCAGCCCACCAGCACCAGTAGCTGCCTTTTGACCAGCAGCGACAGCCCTTTCCTGTCCGGTCTTCATATAGTCAGCGTTCATCCCCAAAGCTTCCATCAGCCCGCCAACTCTTCGAGCCGTGCGGTCAGTAGTCCCTCTTTGGATATATTTGCTGTCCTCTTGTTTGTCTGTAGGACTTATAGGATCGCCAAATCCCTTTATTGATTCAAATAGGCTTTTTGAAAACTGAGCCATTATATGTTTCTCCTGTTATTATCCACCAGAAATTAAATCTTCCAGCCACTGAGGAAGATGTCTTGTTATATTAGAGTTATTAGCCATAGAGGAGAACAAGCCGCCCCCGCCTATACTTCCCCCAATAATGTCTCCAGCGGAACTCATAGCCTGTCTCCACAGACCTGCTTTCTCTATTTCAGCCTGTAGTGCTGCTTCCAAACCGGACATCTTAGACTGCGCCCTGTCTTTAGCTCCCTGCGCTTGAGCTGTAGTAGCAATGTTGGACAAATTAACTGCTGGTTGTAGTGCGTTAAGCAACTGTGCCTGAGGTGCATAACTGGCTGACATCATAGACCCTAAGTTCTGTAGATCAGCGGCCTGTATCTGTCTGGGTGTCATTCTTGCTGTTGTTCCTAAGTTGAACATGCCCCCCGCTAGTCCTTGTAAAGACCCTGCCGTCCGCTCCGCCTCCAACTGTTCTTGGGAAGCCCTTTGCATTGCCATTATCCCCGCCTGATTCTGGGCTTCCGACTGCGCTTTAGCCATAGCAAGCTGTTCCGGAGTTCCGCCATATTGGTTGGTGGATACTCCTAAACGTCCCTGTGAAGCTAAACGCTGTTCCAAAGCAAGCCTTTGCCTTTCTTCCTCCGGAGTCTGTAAACCTCTAAGCCTTCCATATACGTCCTCTTCTCTGGCTGCTCTGTCCATAGAACCAGCAGCTAAAGAATAGTCTTGAGCTTGTGTTAGGAGGCCGCCAACACCCCCATATGCTTCATCAGCCAAAGTCTCGTAAACAGGATCATAGGCAGATGCGGCTGTATCCGCTAATACATTAGACCCTCCAAATAAAGTATTCTGGAGTGCCTGTTGATCAGGGGAAAGACCATAGGAAACACCTCCTAAACCAGACATTATCCTCTCTCCGGTTTCCGGATCTATAGCTGGCTCTCCTGTCTCCGGATCAATCACATATTCATTTCCGGAAGTGGTCACATCCCCAATATCGCTTGTTACTGTAAAGGGTCTAAATTGTGAACCCGCATAAGATTCGTCGCCTATGTCTGTAGCCCCTGCTTGCGCTTCTTCCCCGAAAGTCGTGAGCTTGTCCCCAAGAGTTTTAGCTGTTTTATAATCAAAACCTAATCCTAAAAGATCGTCTATCCAACTACCCATTAGTAAGTCCCGCCTGTTATTGTGCCTATAGTAGCAGTTCCATCCACAGTCAGTGTCGGTATCGTAATTGTCCCTGTGAATGTCTGTCCTGCTATATCAGCCTTGGTTGCGGAGACTGTCTGCAAGTTATTAAACTCTGTGTCAAAATCAACCCCCTTTATAATTTTAGCAGCGTTTCCCGTTGGAAGGGTATCCTTAGCTGTAAAATTGGTTATTTTAGTATAATTACTCATTAGATTAATCTCCCGATTATAGCCTGTATGTTTAGCTCCTGTATAGATAAAGCTTGCCCACTAATAGCGGCATCAACTCCGATAGTTACAACACTCCCAGAACCCGTTGTTTTCGTGTGGGGCTTATCAATAATAATTGAGGCAGTGTATTCCGAATCACTTTCATTAAATTCGTTTTCATTAAATTTAGCGATTTGACTACCACTATCTACAGTTATAGACTGTTTAGTAAATGAGTTTGTATAGTCATATCCCCAACTTACTGATGCCTGTGCGTTCTGGCCCCCCATGATTGTTATTATAATGTCCTTTAACATCTTAAGTCTTGAGGAATCTCCAAAAGTTAAAGGATTACTATAATACTGCATTTCAAAACTCAGGGAATAATCATAATGTCCCGTATATTCTGAAATCCCGCTCGTTCCACCAATATATACTTTTCCGTCTTCGGCCCTAATAAGACAAAGTGCTTTAAAATCAGGCCAAGTAGTTACCCTGAAACTGCCGTCCTCCATTGGGAACCGCATGTCAAAACAAAAAACATAATTAGAATCGCTAAAACTAATTAAGTAAAAGGCTTCTTCCGGACTATACACGGAGCGCACTGGAGAAGCTGTTTGTAAAGCGTTTACACTTAATAAATCATTCCTAACATTTTTACTTACGTCCCTCATCGGCAGGGAACTCTCCTGAATAGTTCTACCGAAACTTCTAATTCCAGTTGAAGACAGAAACAATAAATCCGTTCCAGTATGAGTTACTGCATCTCTTTCCGTACACCCTATATTAGCCAACGTATCCACCAGAGACATTGTTGCTGGGTCTGTAGCCCCGCTGTATACGACAATAGAGTTCTTCCCAAAAATAATTAAAAAATCATTATGGGCAGAAAGTGCCACTATTTCATCAACACCATTAGGCCAGACCTTCGTTATATCTAACGATCCCGTTGTCCCGCCTGTCCATGCCGTTCCGTCCAAAAGATCAGACCAGTAAATTGTAGATTTGTCCGTAGTGAAGTCAGCAACCCACAGTCTTCCGTATGCAGCAAGGGCTTCGTTTCCTTGTGGAGGTGTACCGGACGATCCAGCATGGCTCGACATTTTTGTAACTGTATTGTCATGACTGGAATAAACTAAAGGTTCGTAGCCTATTTGGAAAAAGAAAGCATGGTCATTAAAGTTTACTATTTTCCAGTTATTACTAGTAATGGAATAAGCGGAAGGTGTTACATCAACTAAAGTAGTTGTCCCTGTAAATATTTTGTTGTTTCCAGCGGACAACATAACATTAGAAGCTGTAGGGTGGAAGTATTCCTTCATTACTTCAATGCCGACACTTGATCCCAACAAAGAGGCACTTCCAGTTACTAGATTTAAACCTTTTCTTGAGCCTATCCTGCCGTATTGATCAATAATACAGTTGTTTGCTATTGATGCATAACTGGCATCCAAGGTTATTGGAGAGTCTTGAGTATTTAAGCCTCTAAATGCCGGAGCTGAAATAGTTATGTTTTGTCTTTGACTAGCCATATATTATACTGCTCGATAAATAAGCTCTTCCGGATGTTTTTGGCTATCTAAAGCCACTGCGTCCGATAAGAAAGAATTAGCAAAACTAAATAATTCCATAGATTCCCTTCCCCCTGTTTCTCCCCTCTCTCTGGAGGCAAGAGCAGTTGTTAAATGAATAACTGGCATATGAGGAACCAATAGAACGTCTGTTGGGTCTGACAAATCAGCCTGTCTTTTAACCACATTAAAATCTATGGAATAAACCCCGTTTGGTATAGGGTATAGCTTTACTTTCGTATCTCCTGAGCTATCTATTCCATAAAAAGTATAATATTGTGGTTCGGAAGTTGCCGGATCATT